ACAGTGGGGATTTTTTGCTATTATTAAAGAGTCAAACAAATGAATTCTAAAATGTTCGTTGATCCACGTTTTGAAGAAGAAGCACTCGCCGCACTAATGGAAGAGGCATTTTCACAAACCACGGAAGAGACCAAATTTGATGTTGATGCCTATTTCAATTCTGACATTGAATATTAAATGAAATCCTTCCCATCCGTCAACCTTACTGATTTTCACATGACAAACTACCCTGCAAGCATCTACACTGAAATTGAAACATTTTGTAATGAAAATGAGTTCACAGTGGATTACTTCCTAAGTGAGTTTGCTCGCCAGGAAGACCAGTTACAGAGACCTTTTACAGCATACCGTGGCAGGTCAGCACTAAACGACTGCTAAAGCCAGTTCACAAAGTGTCCACTAAAACCCCCAAAGGGGTTTTTTTATTGCTATATTATAAGAGTAAACAAACGAATCAATTCGTATGCCAGTTAAGTCAACACCCGTTTCAACTCCTACAAAGGCAACAACCCCACGTAAGAGAAGAACCCGTAAGACTTCAACAACTGCAAAAGCAACAAAACCAGCAGTTAAAAAAACACCCGTTGCCAAAGTTACAGTCACAACTTTCAAAAGTGGCAAGGTCGTTGCTAAGAAGACCACTCTTAAACGCCCTTCAACTGCCCGTCTTATCTCAACGGATCGTTATATCAAGGATATACAAACCCGTTGGGCAATCCACAATTTTGAAATTCAAGAGTTAATCTCTGATTTTATCAAAGGATTTGAGGCAGTGAAACCCTACCACGCTAAAATGGTAAAAATGGTCAACAAGTAGACCAGTTCACAAACTGACCACTAAACCCCCCACGGGGGTTTTTTTATTGGTATTATAAGAAAGTAATCAAAAGGAGCACTTATGCAACTTCGCCCTATCGCAGCAAACCAAACTGAACTAACACTCAGTAACGGAACTCAGGTATTTTTCTCTTATAGAACACCCGTTGCCGCATACTTAGCAGATAAGGCAAAATACGTAAGAACTGCGACCAAGTGGAGCACCACAACCTCACGCCACATCAACAAATGGTTAGAGGGTGTAAATGCTGACACAGTGGACCAGGAAATGCTTGACGCACTGACCGCTTAAGAAACTGTCCACTAAACCCCCTAACGGGGGTTTTTATTTGGTATATTAGAAGAGTGGGAAACCACCCAAAGCATTTTTTACGATTTTTAACATGACAAAAAACATTCATTTAGAGCACCCCGAAGATAGCATCCTTGACGGAACCCTTTCTGTCTTGGGTGCTTTTTTAAATGTGTTTAGTCTCTCAGTTAAGATTGACGGTGCACCCGCTATCGTATGGGGCACTAACCCTATGACGGGAAATTTCTTCGTTGGCACGAAGTCCGTTTTTAATAAGAACAAAATCCGTATATGTGAAACCCAAGAACAGATAAGAGAATGGTATACGGGCACACCCCTTGAAATGATCTTAGGGTCATGCCTGTGTAACCTGCCACATACTGACCGAATATTTCAGGGTGACTTTATCGGGTTTGGGGGTGAGTGTGATTATACACCCAACACCGTGACCTATTCATTTGGTCAACCCGTAGCGGAGGAAATCATCATGGCACCTCATACAGAATATTTGGCAACCGATGATTTAAGAAATGCGGTTGCCCGTCCTATAAAGTCGTTTGCTGATTTCCCTGCCACTAACCCCGACGGGTCATATTTCGTTAAGTGGATCATGCCTAAGGCGTTCGGAGATTTCGCAGGGTTAGAGGATAGCATTGCGGATGCGGCATGGTTAGCACGTGGCGTGATATTCCCAAGTCCTAAGGCAGCAAAAACTGTGAAGCGTTTGCTTAATGATCACATTCGTGAGGGCATGGAAGTTGACCCCGAAGAGTGGGAGAATCCTGCGTTGATTTCTCTCTGGTTAGCAGTTAAGAAAATCAAAGAGGATGCCATATGGTTATCATATCACATCGGATGCCCTGCTGCATACATTGACCAAAAACGCATAGACTGTGAAGGGTATGTGATGCACACTCATGAGGGGTCATGGAAATTGGTTGACCGTGAGGAGTTCAGTTATGCTAATTTCAAAATGGGCGTGGGTGCTTAGACAGTCCATTCGTTCGTGAATCAGACAGTGCCCCCGTTTATGGGGGCGTTTTTATGGGGGGCGGTTTAAAATCAATGGATCCCTTTAAGCTATAAACGACCCAGATCGACCTTTCAATATCAATCTATATAAAAAAATTTTTCACTATATAAAAACAACGGTAGGGTTTACATCGATGCAAAAAAATTCGCCAGATTTATTTACGACCATAGAGGTCGATCCTCTAACAGGGGAGTATAAAACAATTATTCCAGAATGGATTATTAATGAAGAGGGGTGGTATGAGGGCACTGAACTTCATTTTAATATTGAAGATAAGGAAATTATCATAAAGGAAAAGGAATGAGAACTTACCACATATACTTAAACGAAAGGTGTCTATTTAAAAATCTTGATGAAGATGAGTTTAATGTTATATGGGGAAGAATATACCATTCTTATTGGGATGGACTAACATATTCAGAAGTTGTAGAGATACCCGATGAAAAATACATCGAATCATCTTATTGACAATTGCTATATAAACTGATATAATTGAAGTGTAATTAAAAGGCATTATGGCTAAAGGATTTACAGTAAAAGCAAATACTCCTACTAAAAAGAAAAAAGACCAACCAGAGTGGGATTATGATAAAGCAAAGGAGATGGTCAAAGGAAAGACTGTTGTATTTTGTCTACCTGGTAGGGGAGTATCATACGTTTACTTAAAGAACTTTGTTCAACTTTGTTTTGATTTAGTTCAAGCAGGTGCAAGTATACAGATTTCACAAGACTATTCATCAATGGTGAATTTTGCCCGTTGTAAGTGTCTTGGTGCTAATGTTCTTCGTGGTCCTGATCAATTACCTTGGGATGGTAAGTTAAAGTATGATTATCAGTTATGGATTGATAGTGATATAGTCTTTAATAGTGATAAGTTCTGGCAATTAGTCCTTATGGATCAAGATATTGCTTCAGGTTGGTATTGCACAGAAGATGGAAGAACTACATCAGTTGCACATTGGTTAGATGAGGAAGACTTCTCTAAGAATGGTGGAGTTATGAATCACGAAACTATTGATAGTATTGATAAGCGTAAGAGTCCTTTTACTGTTGATTATGCAGGATTTGGTTGGTTATTAATTAAGCATGGTGTATGGGAACATGAAGAACTTAAGTATCCTTGGTTTGCTCCTAAGATGCAAGTCTTTGAATCAGGTGCAGTTCAGGATATGTGTGGAGAAGATGTATCGTTCTGTCTCGATGCTATAGCAGCAGGTTTTGAAATTTGGTGCGATCCACGTATCAGAGTTGGACACGAGAAGACAAGGATTATCTAAGATGAAGACGGAAACTTACAGCATCTTAATAAAAGGTAAGGAAGTTTTCTCAGATCTTACTCAATTTGAGTATATGGAGCGTATGGAGGACTTGTCAATTGAATACTATCAGACAGGTTCTCCACGTCCAGACGACATCACTACTAAAATTAACGGAGAACTTATAGGTAATGGCTAAGGCAACAACAGGAGCATGGGGTAGAGAAGAAATTGAATCGACCCCGAAAAAGACTCGTCAGGGAAACGGAAAGCACACAAAATACGCTTCTACCTCCCGTAACTCGGCTCGAAAACCCTCTCGTGGTCAAGGAAAATGATCTCAGCGTCTCGAAAGAGACGCTTTTTTATTGTTTTGTTAAGAAAGGAGTATAAATAAATTCAGTAAAGTATTGACAAATGCCTGTACAGAGGATATCTAGATCATTTAAAGATATTAGTTTGTCCTTTAAACCACATCCCGTGACAAAGGATATAACAGTTCTGAGGAATGAAGACGCAATTAAAAGGTCTGTAAGGAATATTGTGCAAACTATTCCTATGGAACGTTATTTTAACTCTGTTTTAGGATCTGAGGTACGTTCATTACTCTTTGGATTCGTTGATTTTGGTACTGCATCTGCTATTGAACGCCAAATTCGTATTGCAATTGAAAACTATGAGCCAAGAGTCGATAATTTACAGGTAAATGCTACTCCTAGACCAGAAAGAAACGAATTTTCGATAAATATTTTATTCGATATCGTTGGACAGCAGTTTCCTACACAAGAATTTACGTTTATTTTAGAAGCAACCAGATAATATGCCTTTTACTAAGTTCCAAAACCTTGATTTCGATCAAATAAAGACCCAAATTAAGTCATATCTACGTGCAAATTCAACTTTTACGGATTTTGACTTTGAAGGATCTAATTTTTCTGTCTTAATCGACACTTTAGCATATAATACGTATATTACGGCATTTAATTCCAATATGATTGTCAATGAATCCTTCTTGGATTCGGCAACATTAAGGGAAAATGTTGTATCTTTAGCTAGAAATATAGGATATGTTCCACGCTCTAGAACTGCTTCTACTGCTAATGTGACATTTACTGCAACTACAGGTGCTAATACCCCTTCTTTGACCTTACAAGCAGGTTTGGTAGCGGTAGGTGATTATGATGACACTACATATACATTTTCTATACCTGAAACAGTTACTGCAACCACTACTCATACATATGATGGTGCAGGTAATGTTGCTAGTAGCACTGCTACTTTTGGAACATCAGACGTTCCTATTAAAATACATGAAGGAACATTCTTATCTACAGTCTTTGAAGTTGATGCATCATTAGATCAAAAATTTATACTGAATAACTCATTTATTGATACCTCAACTTTAGTTGTATATGTTTCAGATGATCCAAATAAACTAGGTAGAGAATATAGACAAGTTGATAATATTTTACAAGTTAAAAAAGATTCTGAGATCTTCTTAATGCAGGAAGTACAGGATGAAAAATATGAACTAATCTTTGGTGATGGTTTATTTGGTAGGAAAATACCAAATGGATATTATATAACATGTAATTATATTGTTACTAATGGTAAATTAGGTAACGGTCCTTCAAGATTTTCATTCTCTGGTAGTTTTGCTAATTCTGATGGTGCTTTAACAACATTAACAGCAGCACCAACAGTTAATACAATTACATCTGCTTCTAATGGTGGTGACATTGAATCATTAAATTCTATTAAATATTTTGCACCTAGACTGTATTCTGCACAAAGTAGAGCAGTTACAAATAGAGATTATGAGGCAATTATACCTACAATTTATCAAAATACTGAATCTATTTCAGTAATTGGGGGTGAAGAGCTTGATCCACCACAATTTGGGACAGTTTTTATCTCAATTAAACCAAAAAATGGTGAATCTATCTCTGATTTTGATAAAACACAGATTTTATCCAAATTAAAGAACTATACACTTACAGGCATTAATCAAAAAATTGTCGATTTACAACTATTATATGTTGAGTTAGAAAGTTACATTTATTATAATACTTCTCAGGTTTCTAATGTAAATGATCTGAAAAGTAGAGTAATGAATGGTTTAACTACATATTCCACATCCAAAGATGTGAATAAATTTGGTGGAAGATTCAAATATAGTAAAGTTTTAAATGTAATTGATCAAGTTGATGAAGCAATTACATCAAATATTACTAGAGTTAAAATTAGAAGAAATTTAGCTGCTCTTTTAAACCAATATGCACAATATGAGTTGTGTTTTGGTAACGAATTTAATGTAAAAACTGAAGGATATAATATTAAGAGCACTAAATTTAGAATAGAGGGTGAAAATAGTGAAGTTTTTATAACAGATACGCCAAATGCTGATAAAAAAACAGGTGTTATTTCTATAGTCAAATTAGATCCTACAAATAATACTGATATTATTGTTGCAAAATCAGCAGGAACTGTAGATTATATTAAAGGTGAAGTTAATTTATCAACTGTTAACATAACTTCAACTGATAAACCAAATAATATCATTGAAATTCAAGCATATCCAGAATCAAATGATGTTATTGGGTTAAAAGATCTATATCTCGATTTTAGCATCGGAAATAGTTCAATAAATATGGTAAAGGATACTATTACTTCAGGCGAACAAATATCTGGAGTTGGTTATAAAGTAACTTCTAGTTATAGCAACGGAGAAATAACAAGGAACTGATATGATAACAACAGGATTGGATACTAGGGTAAACGTACAGCAACTCATTGAGAGTCAGTTGCCTGAATATTTAAGGTCAGAAAATCCAAACTCTATTGATTTCTTTAAGCAATATTATGCATCTCAAGAGTATCAGGGTGGAAATATTGATATTGTCGATAATTTAGACCAATATTTAAAATTAGATAATTTAACACCAGAAGTTGTTAATACTGGAACAACTCTTTCTGCTGGTATTGGAACTGATGATGCGACAATTCAAGTTGCTACTACTAAAGGATTTCCAAAATCATATGGTCTTTTCAAGATAAATGATGAAATTATTACATATACTGGCGTTACAACTAATAGTTTTACTGGTTGTATACGTGGATTCTGTGGTATAACTTCATTTCATGCTGAAGATAATCCAAAAGAGTTAGTTTTTTCAACATCTGTTGCTGGTGCTGCATCTACAAATACATCTGTTACCAATTTAAGTAGTCTATTTTTAAAAGAATTTTATAAAAAACAGAAATTTACATTAACTCCAGGACTAGAAGATACTCCTTTTGTATCAAATGTTAATGCTGGAACCTTTATAAAAGAATCAAAATCTTTATATCAATCAAAAGGAACGGAAGAATCGTTTAGAATATTATTTAATGTATTGTATGGTATTGATCCTAAGATAATTGATTTAGAACAATTAGTATTAAAACCATCAGCTGCAGAGTTTATTAGGAGAGAAATTTTACTTACTGAGAGAATTTCTGGTGATCCAAACAAATTAATCGGTCAAACAATTACTCTATCAACTGATTCTGAGACAAGAGCTGCAATTTCTGAAGTTCAACCAGTAACGACTAAAGGTGGTAAAACATATTATAAAGTATCACTATTTGTTGGATATAATGAACAAGATTTAATAAAAGGAACATTTAGAGTTGCTGGTGCAACTAAGGTTATTGGTAATATTGGTGTAGGTGCTAGTGTTGTAACGGTTGATTCTACAGTTGGATTTACGACTATAGGAACTTTTGTTAGTGGAATTAATACTGTTACATATACTGATAAATCAATTAATCAATTTTTAAATTGTAGTGGAATATCATCTGCTATTACTACTTCGGATAGTGTTAGGTCTGATGAGGTAGTTTTTGGTTATGAAGATGGAGATTTAACTAAAAAGGTAGAATTAAGAATTACTGGAGTTTTATCAAAATTTATCCCAACTAATGATATAATTTTAAGAAGTGAAGGGGAAGTCCTTGGTATAAGAAACCTTGGTAAAGAGATTTTAAATCCTTCTTCTGATAAGAATAATAAAGAAATTTTTGCAAATTCTTGGATTTATAATACATCTTCAAGATTTCAAATTTCTAATAATTATAGTGCTTCTACAAAATTAACACCATCTCTGTTATCTGAAGTTGATACAACCAATTTAAGAGAAGATGATCAAGTAGAAATACTAGTTAGAGGGGAAAAAACAGCAAAAGCAACTGCAACTGTTTCAATAATAGGTGCTAATAATAAAGATATTACGCTTACAAATTTATTTCCTACATCTTTTGCCCCTATTCCAAATGAATTTTATGATTTAAGAAGATCTTTAAGGACAGCATCAAGTGTTGGTAAATCTGTTGGTATTGGAACTTGGGCTTTAGATAATGCGAAATTGGATATTGAGTATGGTAATGATATCTTAGTTTCTGATATTCAAAATGTATATATTGAAGAAGATCAAGAAAATGATAATTTTTATGTAGCATCTAACTCCTTATCATCTGAAACAATAGATGTTGGAATAGCAAGAACTAGTATTAAATATGATCTAGCTAATAATAATGCTATAAGAGATTTAAATGTTACCACTCAAAAATATACAACAATATTTTTTGATACTGATGTTCCATTTATTACTGGTGATGAAGTTGTTTATAATACAACTGCAGCAAATCCTATACCTGGATTAGTAGAAGGATCTAGTTATTTTATTAAAGTATTAATAGATCCTGTTGGAAATACAAATAGAATTCATTTATATAGTTCAAGATCCTTTATTTTAGCACCAGATACAAACGCAGCTAAACCAACTAAAACTGAATTTGGATTAGTTCCTCCAGATGCTGGTTATCATTCATTTACTTTAAAAAGATATAGTAAAGAAAAAATAGGAGCTCAGAAATTATTTAAAAAATTTCCAATATATCCTAACATAGGAAGTGGAGAAGCTACTAAAGTATTACCTGGTGGTGTTGGACTTTTAGTAAATGGAATAGAAATTGATAGTTATAAATCCTATGATAAGATATATTATGGTCCTTTAACAGAAGTTACGGTATTTAAAGGTGGTAGAAATTATGATGTTGTTGATCCACCTACAATTAGAATTGCTCAACCACCAACATATTCATTAGTTCAGGCTGGTGTTGTTACTACTGGAGCAGGTGTTTCAGCAACTGTTAGACCAATTGTTACTGGTCAGATTGAAGTAGTTCATGTTGATCAACAAACCTTTGACGTTGATAATGTTAAATCAATCACTGTAAAGGGAGGTAATGGTAGTGGAGCATTATTACAACCTATTGTTACTCAAAGATTTAGAGAATTAAGTTTTGATGCAAGAGTTAAAAAGAATGCTTTAGTTGGTGGTATTGATATTAACAAAGATAATCTTATTTTTGATACTACTCATAATTTAGAAGATGGTATTAAATTGGTTTATGATACTAATGGTAATAATCCTTTAGGTATTGGACCTTATCAAGGAAGTAATGCACAGGCAGTTGGTATAAACAGTACATTACAAGATGGAGCAATTTATTGGGCAAAAACTGTAGGTATAAGTTCTGTTAAATTATATCCATCAGCATCTGATTATGCTGCTGGAATTAATACTGTAGGTTTTACAACATATAATGCTGCTGGAACTCATAAATTTAGATTATATGAAGGTAGAAATCATCTTCGTTCTGTTAAAATAGTAGATTCTGGATCTGGATATACTAATAGAAAACTAGATGTATATCCTGTAGGAATTTCTACTGTGAGAGATAGTGTTCATTTTAATAATCATGGATTTAAAAATGGTGAATTTATAACATATGCAACTACAGGATCAGTAATAAGTGGATTGGTTACTACAAATCAGTATAAAGTTATTGAAATAGATGATAACGAATTTAGATTAGCTAACGCAGGTGCTGGAGGAACAAATACTTCAGATTTTGATAGAAATAAGTATGTTAAATTTGAAGCAATTGGAAGTGGTGTTCATAGTTTTGCATATCCACCTATCGAACTTGTTGTTGATGCAAAATATGCTAAAGTTGCAGTAGCATTAACAGAATCTATTACTGTAACTCCTGTAGTTCGAGGTAGTATTAAAGAGATATATGTTTATGATGGTGGAACTGGATATGGATCTACTGTATTAAATTTTGAAAAAAATCCAATAGTTACGATAGTAAATGGTGAATTAGCCGAATTAAAACCTATTATATCGAATAAAAAGTTATATCATGTTGATATTCAGAACCAAGGGGGAGGATATACTGCACCTCCAGACTTAGTAGTGGAAGGAGATGGTTTTGGTGCTGAAATTAGGGCAATAATAGAAAATGGTGTAATAGTTGATGTTAAAGTTCTTAACTCAGGTACTGGATATAGTGCAGATAAAACTTCAATTAAAGTAACTTCTCCTGGAGTTGAAGGATCATTAATATCTAAAGTTAGGCAATTATCAGTAAATAATTATAGATTTGCTGACAAATTAGATACAAGATATCATTCTGCAACATTATCTGAATCTAAAAATGAAACCAATCAATTAAAATACTCCTTTGTAGGATATGCAACTGATTTTGGTAAGACTTATTTTAATGATCCTAATCCTATTGATGGTCATTCCTCAATTATAGGGTGGGCATATGATGGTAATCCAATTTATGGTCCATATGGATTTACTGATCCATTAGATAGTAGTTCATCTATAGTTATTTTAAAACCTAGTTATAAGAGAAATAATTGGTCTAGAAATGAAGATACTGGTGCAATTGTTGGTGTTGTTAGTGATAGACCAATTGGATTTAATATTGGATTCTTTGTTGAAGATTATAATTATGATGCATCTGGAGATCTTGATGAAAAAAATGGAAGATATTGTAGAACTCCTGAGTATCCTAACGGAACATATGCATATTTTGTTGGAGTAACAACAAGTTCAACAACTGGTAAGTTAGTTCCAAAATTCCCATATTTTATTGGAGATAGTTATAGATCTATTCCACAATCACAAAATTTACTTGGAGAAGATCAAAAAACTTTCAATTTTAATGGAAAGTCTTTAGCAAGAAATACTTTCCCATATAAAGTTTCTGATGATTTTGCAGATAATGATTTCTTAGTTGAATCTAATGAATTAGTTGATCAAATTACTGTAATTGATTCTATAACTAAAGGATCAGTTGATTCTTTCCAAATTCTTCAAGTTGGTTCAGGATATAAGGTGGGTGAAGTTGCTGGTTTTGACAATACTGGAACTAATGGTGGTGGTTTAAGTGCATCAATTAAAAGAATTACTGGAAAGGATATTTTTGATATAAACACTACAATTGAAAAATATCAAGATGTTGTATTTAAATGGAATAAACCAGATGAAGTTGTTGGATATATTTCAACATCACATTCCCTTATTCAAAAAGATAATATTACAGTTTCTGGTCTTTCAACATCTATAAATTCTCTTTCATTACAAAATCATAATATTGGAATAACTACTGGTAAGACTTACTTATATAAAGCTCTTGGTATTAGTCAAGGTTCCACTGTTGGAGTAGTTACTGACATATATGTTGCAAATATACCAGAACAAGTTTCTGTTGGTAGTACTATAGAAATAGGAACTGAAAAATTATCAGTTTTAAATTTATTTGAAGATAGGAATATATTACGTGTTAAAAGAGGTGAAAGTGTAGGTATTCATACATTATCTACAGAAGTTAGAACAGTACCTAGTTACTTTACAATCCCTGTTAAAACCCCTTATTTTGAGTCTAGAATCAACGATAAAGTATATTTTAATGCATCCCAAGCAATTGGTGTTGGAACGCAGGTAGGAATCGCTACAACTGTAGGTGTTGGTGTAGGCGAAACAACTAATTGGGTCTCAATACCATCTCAAAGTATCCATATTCCAAATCATCCATTTAAGCATAATCAAAAAGTTTCATTTAATATTCCTTCTGGGGCTAATCAAGTAGCAATATCAACATTGCCTGGATTAGTATCCCCTTGGAATTTTGGTGTTAGTGGTGGAAGTAAAGACGTTTATATAATTAATAAATCTAAAGATTACATTGGATTTACTACTATGCTTGGAATATGCACTAGTGGTGTATTTTTCCATACTAGTGGATCTAATAATCCCCAATATTCATTTGAATCATCATATACTCAAGTTACTGGTAAAGTTGAAAAAATTACTACATCTGTATCAATATCAACATCTTTAACAACATCTCATGGAATGTTGAACGGTGATGTAGTTGGGTTTACTGTTAAATCAAATAGTACAGTTGGAATAGGAACTTCTACTGCTATTAAAGTTAAATTTAATGATAATGATAAAAAACTTTTAGTTAATCCTATTACATTTGCTGCTGCTAATGTTACTTCAGCATCAAATTCAATAAATTTAGAATTACATAATCTTAAAAGTGGTCAAAAAATATTCTATGATGGTGGTAATAGTCAAATAGTTGGATTATCTACAAGGTCATATTATGTTTATAAAGTAGATGATGATAATATTAAATTAGGAGAAAGTCGTAAAGATGTAATTAATGATCCACCAATATTAATAAATTTCACATCTACTGGAGGTTCTGGGCAAGAGTTATCTTTAATTAATCCACAAATAGAAGTAATTAGAAATAATAATTTAAAATTTGACTTAACTGATAGTTCACTTCAAGGATATGACTTTAAGTTATTCTATGATAATAAATTTAATAATCAATATGTTTCTACAGGACAAACAGATGTTATAACAGCTCTTAGCAATGGGATACCTGGTGTATCAATAGATGCATCATTTACTTTAAATTATTCTGAAGATAATCCTGAAAAATTATATTATTCACTTGAAAAATCTGGATTTATAAGCACTTCTGACACTGATGTTGTTAATTTTGCAGAAATTAATTTCATTGATAGTAAGTATAATGGAAATTATGTTATTAGTGGAGTTGGTGACACAACATTCAAAATATCATTAAGGAGTTATCCAGAAAGTTTATTTTATTCTGGATCTGATCAAGTAAAATATAATACAACTTCTCGTAATACTACTGGTGGTATTGGTAGTATGAGGATTGAATTTGGTGGAGTTGGTTATAAAAAGTTACCAGAATTTACTGGAATAACCAATACTAATGGAAAAGATGGTAATATTGTTCCAGAATCTAAAGAAGCTAATAGAATTGGTGAAGTTAGAATTGTTGATCCAGGATTTGAGTATTCTGCTGATCCAACTCTTAGACCAGAAGCTCTTATATCACCAATAATTACTATTAAAGATGCATCTACAATTACTAATATAGAAGTTGTTGATGGTGGTAAAGATTATATTTCTGCACCAGATCTAATTATTGTTGATCCTGAAACAAACACTCAGGTTGATAATGGATTTGTATCTGCAGTTATGGATGCTAATGCTTTAACTAAAGTTAATATTATTGATCCAGCACAAGGTTTAACTTCATTAGAACAAAGAATTGTTGCTCTTAATAATAGTAATGGCATACAAATTAGTAAATTGGAGTATAATAATGTAAGTGGTAGAGCAACTGCAACTTTACAAACACCAACTTTAGGATTTACAACACCACCATTTACTGCAGGTGATGAGATTTTTGTAGAAGGTCTTGACCAATTTGTCCCTCCTGGTGGAACTGCAGGTGATGGTTTCAATTCAACAGATCATGGATATAAGTTCTTTAAGGTTAACTCAAATACTGATGGATCTGCACTAGCTAGTAACCCAGTTAAAGTTGCATTCCAAATAAATGAATTTACTGCAAATCCAGGTCTTGCCCAGACATCTCAATTGGGATATGCAACAGTAGTTAAAAAACTAAATTATCCAGTATTTAAAACTACACAAGACTTATCACTATTTCAAATTGGTGAAAGTGTTGCTGTGTTTATTAATGGTAATTGGGCTAAAACTGATATAGTTATTACTGAATCTTTACCAAATTCTATTAAAATTGGTGGAAAATATAGATTATCAGTAGATAGTAGAATTAAAGGGGAAACATCAGGAACTATTGCTACTATTAACACATTATCTGAAAATAGTGGTTATTTTGGTATTGATTATTCGTTAAGAAAGGATGAGGGATGGAATAATGAAACTGGAAAATTAAGTGTAGATCATCAAGTCTTATCTGATAATGACTATTATCAGAATATGTCATACTCTATTAAGAGTCCACTTGAGTATGAAGACGTTATAAGTCCAGTAAATAGACTTCTTCATACTGCTGGAATGAAGAATTTTGCAGATGTTGGTATTAAGTCCTCTACAAAAGCTGGAATATCTTCAGAATCTGAAAATGCTACTATTATTAGTCAAGATTTAATTTCAGAGCATAGAGTAGATACTGTTAATATTTTTGATTTTGCAAAGGATGTTGATACTCTGAATGATAAATCTAGATTTTTATCAATACAAAATAAAAAGTTAACAAGTTATATTTTATGTGAAAGTAATAGAGTATTAGAAATTGATGATATTAGTTCCCAATTCTCTAATTCTTTGAATCTTTCTGTTCAATCAAATGAGGTTGAGATAGATAATGATTATTCACAATTCTTAATTCAAATTAAGAGTCCAATTACTGATGATACTCAGTTAACTGAATTAACTGTTTTTAGGGATGTAAATGATATATTTACCTTAGAACGTGGAAGTAATTTTAATACAAGTCAACAAATAATTGATATAACAGGTAAAGTTCAAAGTAATGGAATTTCTGTATTATCTTTTAATCCAACAGACCCTCTTCAAGATTATGATATTAAGATTTATACCAGTAAATTTAATACTAGTGTAGCTGGTCTTAATACATCACCCATTGGGTTTATAGATCTAGTAGGTGTAACAACAACTGTAGGTATTGGAACATCCACTAATATTATTTCTGTTGATAAAGATAAATTAGATGCTTATCAGGCAAAAGTTGAAATTACTGATCTTTTCAATTCTGATACTACTATTGTTGATTTATATTTAACCCATGATGATACAAGTGTTTATAGTGCAGAGGTCTATACGGATAGTCAAAATCAATTAGGTGGATATTCATCCAACTTTATTGGTACATTCCATTCAAATATTAGTAATGGTGTTTTAAGTTTAGATTATGAAAATACTACTTCTAATGCAGTCTCTGTTAGATCTAAGATTGTAGGTTTTGGAACAACTGCTGTTGGAGTTGGTACTCATAGATTTAAAGATTCTGGTCAGGCAGCTGGAACTGAAAGATCTATGAAATTAGAATCATCATTTGTTAATATTGGAGTTTCTACTGGAGGTATTGCTTTTGATAATACTACACCAGGTGCTTATGTTGGCAGTTCTCCTACTGGAATTAGTTCTACTCTTGTAACTTCTATTAAGAGTAATATTAGAGTTTCTATTGGTCAAACTAGTGCAATTCATCAACTATTAACAATATGGGATGGAACAGATGCTAGAGTGGTTCATTATCCATTTGTTTCTATTGGAACTACTACTGGTATAGGAACATTCCAATCTAATGTTACTGATGCATTACGCTTACAATTTATTCCTGATGCTCAATGGAATGGACAATCTATTGAAATTCAAAGATATGATGAGATAATTTATTCAGATACTGATAGTGCTAATACGTCACCAAATTTAATTATTGGTGGATCTGGTGGAGTTACAGAATCTTTAACATTAATGTCATTTAATGGAACTGGAGCAAGAAAAAATAAAACTGAATTTGATTTAAATTGGAATGGAGTTCCTATATTTGAGAAGACATTTAACCCTTCAAATTCCAATTCACTTAATACAACAACTGGTGTATTTACGATTAATGATCATTTCTTTAATACTGGTGAACAATTAGTCTATACTCCAAAATCAACTTGGATTGGAGTTGCAGGGACAGCAATAGAAACTTCACCTGGCACTGTTTTACCAACAACGGTTTATGCAATAAGAGAGACTAAAGATACATTTAAACTTGCTATATCAAAAGCAAATGCTTTAGTAGGAACTAATGTTGTATTTACTTCTACTGGTGGTGGTAATAAGCATGAATTAGAAATGCTTAAGAAGATGGAAAAAAGTGTCATTCTTATAAGTGGATTGATACAATCTCCAATTACATATAGTCCTCTTACAACTACATTAAAAAATAATGTAGGTAATGTTTCTGCAGCATCAACTATCATTAATTTAGCAGGAATATCTTCAATAGCTCCAAATGATATATTTAAAATTGATGATGAATTTATTAAAGTTAATCAAGTTGGTGTTGGTACAACTAGTGTTGGACCAATAAGTGGAATTGGAACATTTAATTTAATTACTGTTGATCGAGGATTTGTTGGAACATCAACTGCAACTCATAATAATGGAGCAACTGTTAGGGAATATAAGGGATCTTTTAATATTGTTGGTTCTAAGATTCATTTTACAGATCCACCAGCAGGATCAAATACTTCATTGAGAGATTTATCAAATCTTGAGTTTGTTAGATCAACTTTTGATGGAAGAGCATTTTTAAGACAGGATTATAGGAGTAATGTAATTTTTGACGATGTTTCGCATGAATTTACTGGAATTAAATCAGAATTTACAGCAACTGTTTCTGGAGTTACTACTGCTCCAATTCCAGGTATAACTGGAGCAACTGGTATTGGAACTGGAAGTTCATTAGTACTTGTTAATGGAATATTCCAAACACCATCTACACCAAATAATGATATATTAGAAGCAAATTATAAGTTTATTGGAGTTGGAACTGGTCCTGCAGGTATAAGCAGTGTACAATTTACTGGTATAACTTCAACTGATGGAACTCACATTACAAGTACTATTGATGCTAATTTAAATCAACTTCCAAGAGGAGGAATGATAGTATCTCTTGGATCTACAGGTGGAATAGGTATTGCACCCCTTAAAGGGGCAAATTTACGCCCTATAGCAACTAATAAGACTATTACTGGGTTTGTAGGGTTCCCAACTACTGGATCATCTTTAGCAATTAGTACAGCATCTTATGATAATATAACAGGATATCTTAAAGTTACAACAACAACTGAACATTTCTTCCAATCTCCAAATGAATTGGTAAGATTGCGTGATCTTCATTTTACTTGTGGTGGTTATTCGGGTGCTGGAACAACTGTTATATTCCCAGATGCAGTTAATGATAAACCTTTTGATATTGTTGCAGTTGATTCAGCAACAGAGTTTACTGCAGATGTTGGGGTTAGCACAATACCACATACATTTGTTGGTGCAGGTGGTTCTTTAAGTAGAACTGGTATTGCTTCTGCATATTATGCCGATTTAACTTGGGGTTCTGGATACTCAGGAGTACCTGGAATAGCAACAATATCTGTATATGATCAAGCATATGAACATAAGTTTGTAAGTGCTACAACTAATGCTCTTACAGTCAATGCAGGAGGTATTGGAGCTAATTCCAATATTACTCCTACAACAGTTTCTTATGCATCTACAAGTGGAGATTTGGTAATATACAAAACAGGTATTGGCAAAACTACACCAAACGGTTCATTAACATTTGATCGTTATACAGCAGCAACTGGAACACTTTATAGTGGAAGTGTTGGTATATTAACTGTTAGGTTAGGTTCTAATCCAAGTCCTGCACTTGCAGTAGGTCAATTAGTTTGTATTGACGATCTTGGTTTAACATTTACATGTGCAAAAGATAATCATGCAACTGATCACAAATATCCAAGATATAGTGATCCAGCAAGTATGAGGTGGTTCCCAATTAGTAATATAGTTTCTAATATTCAATTTGAGATTAATGTTTTAGATACAATTCCTTCATCTAATGTAAGTCACCATATATGGAAAGTAGGTGCTTCAGATACAATTAAGAGATCTGCTAATACAATAGCAATAACTAACAATTCTCTATCATTTACTTGTGCTAGAGATAATCATAAGACTGAACATTCATATCCTAGAGCAACAGACCCAGTATCTGGACTCAATACCTCTATTCTTTCTGCACAGGAAAATAGTATTACCGTTAATGTAAGACCTGGTGGTGGTGCTGGAACGGGAGCGAATATTGTAGGTGTTACAACATTCAATACTCACAGATATAATGGTGGAACAGCAACTAATGCTATATTCCAAAATACTTGGGGCAATAATCCTAAGAATGTTACTAATGCCACATATGCTCCAGATACTGGTTTATTAGTTTTAACTAGTGCATCACATGGGTATTCTAATAGTGATACTGTTGGAATTGATACTGGTAAGATAGTATTTACTTGTGCTAGAGATAATTTCACTACAGATCATGGATATCCTCGTGCTGGTTATGCACATTCATTCAGTTCATCGGCAAGTACATTAACTAATGCTATTGTTTCTGGTGGTGCATGGAATGGAACTGGACATACACCTACAGATGCTTCATACAATCCAACTACAGGTCTACTAGTTTTAACAAAAGCAAGTCATGGATTGACACTTAGTGATACTGTTGGAATTAGGACAGGATCTTTAGTATTTAAATGCTCTAAAGATAATTATGCTACAGATCACACATATCCAAGAGTAACTGATCCTATTAATGGATTGGCTAATATAGCAATTGTAGAAAAAACAACTGATACAATTACTATTCAAGTTGGAAGGTCATTGACAGGTGCAGACCCAATAGCTGGTATTTCCACTATACCTATTGTTTCAAAAACAACTGATACAATTACTCTTAATGTTGGTAGGGCACCATATAACACTGGAACTGGTGGATCATTATTATTCAATGTTACTGCTCCTGGTAGTGGATATGTAAATCCAGCAATAGCGGTTTCTCCACCATCATATGAAAATTTAGAGATTGAAGGTGTTTCTAGATTGGGTGTTGGTGCAACAAAAAATCTTGGAAATGGTTCATTAATTACAGTTAATGTTGGGTCTGTATCCACAGTTGGAACAGCATCTACATTAGTTTCAGTAGAATCATTTAAGATTGCTAGATCAGGTTTTGGATTTGAAGTTGGAGATGTATTTAAGCCAGTTGGATTAGTAACTGATTATAGAATACCATCTTTAATAGAAGATCTTGAGTTTACTGTTGATGAAATATTTACAGATAGGTATTCATCTTGGAATTTTGGTGAATTTGATTATATAGATTCTATAAAATCATTACAAAATGATTCAAGAACTAGATTCCCATTATATTACAATGGCAATTTATTAAGTTTTGAAACTGATAATAATAATAGTCAATCAGCACTAATTGATATAAATGCGTTATTAATGATTTTCTGTAATGGAGTATTACAAAATCCAGGAGATTCTTATGCATTTAATGGTGGTACATCTATAGATTTTGCAGTTCCTCCAAATGTAACTGATAATATTGCAATATTTTTCTATAGAGGCACAGTAGGTGTTGATAGTAGATTAGTAAATATTAGACAAAGTTTGAAAGTTGGTGATAAATTACAAATTAGGAAAGATAATACATTAACATCTAAACCTACACAGAATCCAAGAACAGGAGTTAATTTATTTACTTCTGATATTATTGAGACTGACATATATTCTCAACAGGGAATTGATGAACAGGTTTATAAACCTATGAGTTGGACAAGACAAAAAGTTGATAAAGTAATTAATGGACAGATTGTTTATAAAAATAGGGATTTATATGAACCATTAGTTTATCCTTCTGCTAGAATTATTGCAGATGTTTCTACTACTGATACTAATATATTTGTAGATAATGCTGATTTCTTTAAGGAAGATGTTACTGGTACTCCAAATATTGATGGTTTGATTATTCCATCAACAATATTTGCTCCAGCAGAACTTACTGCAACTGTTTCTGCTGCAGGAACAGTAAATCCATTAACAATTGTTAGTGGTGGTAGTGGTTATGTGGGATCAACAACTTCTATTATTATTGGTATTCCTACTACTGGAATAGGAGCTGGTGTTGGAGTAACTGCAACTGCAACTGCAACTATAACTAATGGTTCTATTAGTGCAGTAACTATTGTAAATCCAGGACTTGGATATACTAATAGATCTGGTCTTGCTCCACAAGTTATAGCACCAACACCACAATTTGTTAAAGAAGAAGTTACAACTATAACTTCAATTGAAGGTTTTTCTGGTATTATTACTGGAATTACTACTACTAGACCAACTTCTACTAAATTAGCATTTGAATTCCATTTACGTAAAGAAACTGGAGACTTTAGCACTTTAAGTGTTGGTGATTCGGTTTATATTTACGATACTGCTATAGGATCTGGATCAACATCTCTTTGGAATAATAACAATAATAATCCTATTGGTATAGGAACTACTTTCATCGATAATGTTTATCGTATAGCACAACTTAGTTCTGCATCAAATCTAGGTATTATTACATGTTTTGTTCATACTGGACTTACTACAACAACTCTTGGAAATAAGGGTGATAGAGCACCAGGTATTATTACTGGTAGAGATTATAATCTTGGTGGAGTTGGTAAATTCTCTTGGGGTAAGTTATCATCTTTGACTAGAGATGATACTCCAATTGCTATAGGAGTTACTGGATTTACTG